GTATCCCGAGCCATATCAAAACGCCAAGGCTTTACCGATATGTCATAGACCGTAACGCCACATTCTCTAGCAAGGCTTGCAGTTCTATCTGTTGATCCGGTATCGGCTAACAAAACAAGATCTGCATCTTTACATGAATCTGACCATCGCTTAACAAATTGCTCTTCGTTTTTTGAGATTGCGTAGATGCAAATCTTTAAGTTGCGATAAACAAAAACACCAATTTCACCTTCTTGATGCTCTCGCCAGGGTTTGCCAAACGTCTCTATAAATTCAGCCTGTGACCAGTTGTCAGTAATGTGCTTTTCGTAAGGATTGCCTTGGTATTCGTCTTGAGGATAATAGCCGAGCGGGATGCTAACAATGACGTATTTGGATTCCTTGCATTTGTCGAGAAGCGCTTTTGCTTCGTCTTTAGACATATGCTCAAGAACATCTCCGAGGATTACCAGATCATAAACACCGAAATCTATGCCTCTAGCATCGCCGCAGATTACTTCGTCATAAAGGCTTTTAAGGTTGAACTGCTCAATATTTGGCTGCCAGATCTCTATGGCCGCCCAATGACCGCCGCTCTTAACGCGAGCGTATGTTCCCGCGCCCGCGCCTATATCTAAAACTGTTTTTGGGTTGATGCGCTTTATTAAATCTATCGTGTATTGTTTGCCGTTAGGGCTTGAGTAAGGCATGTCTTATCCTATTTGAGTTTCTACCCAACTTGTCGTTGCTTCATCCCAGTTATACATCTTTCCGTCAGTTGGCATCGCTACGGGAGCCTCCCAAAGGCAAGAACCAGCGTTTAGCACCCAACTAGCAAAGGGTTGAGTTGGGATAAAAGCATCCCGCACTGCATCATAGGTGTAACCAATGCCTGCGTAGTTCTTTCTGAATGGTGTGCCGTTAGGGTGCTGACCGCCTTGGGTGTTGTAGCTTGTACGCTTACAAGGTTGTCCTCGTATCTCAGCGTATCGTACTTCCCAATCAATACCTTCTTCACCTTCGTCTTTACCGACAATGACTTCGGTAACGATGTTATTTGCGTCTAAAAAAGCGTAGTGCGCCATTATGCCTCCAGCCGTAATCCAGTTAAATCAACTTCTTCCCCAATCATGCCAACTGGGAAGGTGTTAAACGATAGAGAAATTCTAGTTTCTTCGCCCTGCACTTGCGGAACCATATGTTGCGCTGACGAAGGAAACAGAATTAGCTTGCCTGTTGTAGCTTCAAACCACCAAGACTCAGAGTTGTACTGGTTCCACTCTAGCGGAGGGAATTTTATTTGTTGATACCCGTCACGGTAGAAGTAAATCCTGTCATCAGGATTGGTCTGTACATAGAACACCCCTGAGACGTAACTGTTCGGATGTGCATGTTTGTGATGGAATTGCCCTGGCTCGCTGTAGTTGCACCAGCTTTGCGTAACTCTAAGACTGACATCGTGCTTTGGGTTAGCAGTGGCTTTGAAGTATTCAGATACGCAATCTTCAATCCATGAGCGTAACCCTGTCATAACCGGATCACGCAGCACAAAGTTATTGGTTGAGGTTGTATTGCCCATGTTGGGACGGGTTTCTAACTCACGGACAAAGAATAATTCCTCATCCGTAAGTTCCCTTCCTAACTCAAAGAATCCTACAGGTGCAGGAAATAAATGGTGCATGTTCATTATGCAAACTGTATATTGCCAGTTCCAGCCGTAAACGATGTGATCTTATATCCACCCGATGTGCTTGTACTGTAAGTAAGACCACCACCAGGATTGGAAATAGAGTAAGCGTCTGAGTATTTCAGAATAACAATGCCGGAGCCGCCTGCGCCCGCCGTACCACCACCGGCTCCTCCACCACCACCTCCACCGCCTGTATTTGCAGTTCCTGCTACGCCTGGGGTTTTTGTTGGGGTGTAATTCCCTCCAGCTCCACCGCCACCAGTCCCGCCAGGGCCAGGAAGTACATTTTGGCCGTCAGGCAAATACCCACCAGCACCACCGCCTCCAGCATAAGTTACAGATGAGCCTGTTATAGATGATGCCGAACCATTCCCGCCCGCTCCTGCTGTGTAAGGGGCGCTTGATCCCGTTTCAGACCCTCCTGCGGCTCCAGCACCACCACCGCCTCCACCAACATTTCTTGGCGATCCAGTACTTGCTCCCCCATTATTCCCCTGAGAAGGACTTACAGAAGGGGTATTCCCAGAACCCCCTGATCTTGCAGGAGAGCCTCCCGAACCTCCTCCAGACCCGCCTGATACTCCGGCTGCCGTGTAGTATCCGCCACCCCCACCTCCGGCAGAAGTGATTGTGTTAAATACAGAATTTGAACCAGAGTTTCCATTGGTACTTCCTGATACAGACGCCCCTCCAGCACCTATCGTTACTGTGTAATTTGTTGCTAAAGATAATCCTGTAGATGTTCCAGTTCTAAACCCACCTGCCCCACCACCGCCAGCGTAATCACCGCCACCGCTAGCACCGCCAGCGACTACCAAGTATTCAACATCGATAGACGAAACAACAATAGGCCATGTGCCTTGTTTCTGCGCTAACTGCGCTTCTGTCAGCGACCAGACACCTTTAGCTGAACTTGTACTTGGGATGTTTGCGGGGCCGATTATCCCGCCGTTACCTCTAGGCATGGCGACTCCTAGCTAATATCTTCGTAAGAGCAAACAACCTTCAAGTCGCTAGACGTTCCAGCCGTAGCACCTAGTGAACGATCTTCTTCAAGATAGATGTAAGCGTCTTTATCAATCACTACCAAGGTAGAGTCAGCAGGAACAACTACCGTAGACGCTATCTGTGTTGCCGTGCCACCTAGCGAAGCAGCAGAGTAGTAGTTGATTGTGATCTCTGCGTTGCTAGTTCCGTCTACGTTAGCAACATAAAGCGAGTTGATCTTTAAGACTTTTCCAGAGCTTGCAGCATTACTAAGGATCGAAGTCGCAGAGGTGGTAGATAAGTCAACCGTAACGGTCTTGCCGTTAATGGTTGTCGGTGAGAGTAGATTTGGAGCTGCCATAGTTGTTCCTATCCGAAAATCATTGCTGCTGTCACAGGACTAAATCCACTACCACCAGATGCGGTAGACCAAGATAAGCCACCAGAACCGTTACTGGTTAAAACTTGTCCGTTTGATCCGTACCCTGTAGGGAATGTGTAGGTGTTTGTCGAAGTAGACTGAGAAGAATTAGCTTTCAACCTAAGAATCTTGATGCCTGACACGTTGGCAGAGTAAAGCTCAAGATAAGGATCATTACCTGTTCCCTGTTGAATAGAAACAGAATCGCCAAAGATTGCTGCGCCTGCATCAGAAAGGCTTGCGTATGTATTGCCTTGAATTAGCTTTCCGGTTGTTCCGTCAAACCTTGCAAAAGCGTTATCACTCGCAGAAGCAGGGCCAACAACATCACCCGTTCCCGTTCCAGCCGGCCCAGTTGGTCCGGTTGAACCTGTTGGCCCAGTTGGACCGCCCGCACCAGAATTGCCAGTTGGTCCTGTTGGACCAGCTAAACCATTTGCACCTGTTGGGCCCGTAGGACCCGCTGAGCCGCTCGCACCAGTCGGACCCGTAGGGCCATTTGCCCCGCTAGAACCAGTTGGTCCTGTCGGGCCGGAAGCGCCGCTTGCACCTGTCGGTCCAGTCGAACCGGCAGCGCCGGTAGGCCCCGTCGGACCGGCAGCACCAGTTGGTCCAGTTGGACCAGTCCCACCAGTAACAGTAACAGTTACATCATTCCCAACTGCTGTGGCAGTTACGCCAGAACCAACAAAATCAAATGAAGTAACGCTAGTTGTAAGCGTCGTACCTTCATCTTTAACAGTAATTGCAGATCCACCGCCGCCAGCCGGCCCCGTGGGTCCTGTAGGTCCAGCAATACCAGTTGGGCCAGTGTTTCCGGTAGATCCCGTTGCCCCCGTAGGTCCCGCCACAGTAGACGCAGCACCAGTCGGTCCAGTTGGACCATCAGCGCCATTTGATCCAGTCGGACCAGTCGGTCCGGCAACAGTGCTTGCCGCACCGGTTGGACCCGTTGGCCCAGCCGCACCTGCATCACCTGTCGGACCTGTTGGTCCTGTCGACCCATTGGCTCCAATCGCTCCAGTCGGACCAGTTGCCCCAGAAGAACCAGCAGCGCCCGTCGGTCCTGTTGGTCCTGCCGCACCGGTATTGCCGGTTGGACCGGTGGGACCTCCAGCGGGTCCCGTCGGACCAGAAACTCCGGTTGGACCGGTTGGTCCATCAATACCTGAACCACCAGTCGGTCCAGTGGGACCGGAAGAACCATTATTTCCGGTTGGACCGGTTGGTCCAGTAGGCCCACCAGGGGAACCAGTCGGACCAGCAGCACCGGTCGCACCAGTCGGTCCCGTAGGGCCTCCGGCAGGTCCAGTAGGACCAGAGGGTCCGGTTGGACCAATTACGCCCTGATCCAAGACCAACGTAATCTGATTTGCGCCTGTAACTGTGGTACTCAATTTGTCACCCCGTTGGATCTCACCAAGAACAAGAGAAAAATAATCAAGTCTTGTGCCGGCGTTGAACCGCTCGCGGGAATCGCCACCGTAATGTTCCCAGAGAATCCCACGGGATTAGCCGCGTTGATGTCTAATTGCGTATCAGTCGAAAGAACCGACCACGCGGATTCGTCAATTACCAATGTGAACGAACCACCGGAGAGATTTTGATTTGCAATCGTTAGGCTTACAGGGGATGGCGGCGGCGAATAGTCGGCTATGTCAAACGTGAGCCCGTATCGAGAGTCTCTAACGTTGGAAAGCTGCCTACGGATAATTTGACTCGTGATGGTTGAGCCGGTCAAATCTCGCGGCGTTCCATCTGAATTATTGAGCGTCAGATTCCAGTAAGTTTTCTGGTTGAAAACCAGCTCACCAGCAATGATTTGATTATCGAACCCGCTGACTTGTGTCAGCGTATTCTTGTTAAAGATCGCCATATTCCCTCACTCGGTAAATTGACGTTCGCCAAGCACTCTCGGCAGAACGGTGGCTATCTTGTTTTTTTTTATATTCTACGCCCACGGCAACGGTGGGTCAATGAATGGTGGCGCAGTTCTATCCGCTAATCGCTTTGCAACCATATCTTCAGTGGCTTGCTTGTCAAACTTATCCCATATCCAACCTAGAACCGTTTCTTTTGTAAGCTGCGAGTAAGGCGTAAAGTTGTCTGGATCGGCGGCAACCTCAGTGATGCCCGTATAGATTTCCTGATCGGAGCTATTGCTTGCAATCAGCGTCCAAAAGACTTTTACGACAACATTGGTTAAGCCTTCAGACTGAGGTAAGCACTCAAGTTTTGTTATTGACCAAAGCATTTAGTTCTTCCACTTTTTTGTTGAGATCTTGGATCGCCTTAACAAGAGGTCCAATCATTGAAATGTAATCAAACCCTTTAAGCCCACCTTCGTATTCATCAGTCGGAATCAACGGCCTCAAAGAGTCGTTGGCTTCGCTTAAGACTTGCCAAACATCATCGGCAATAAAGCCGTGAAACTTGAGCGGATAACCCGGTTTCGTAAACGTCACTGGCCTTAATTGCTTCACGAACTCAAGCCCTAGCGACTCATCCGTGATGTTTTCTTTCAGTCTGCGATCCGAAACCGATTGCAGTGTTAGCGTATTCCCCGAACCGTAAAACTCGTATGTCCCGACTAAACCTGTTCCCGTCACAACATTCAGACCTGAACCGCTCGCGTTTGCCGTTCCTCTGCCGGAGTTGCCAGGAAAGATTCTGGCCCAACTAGATGCCGCCAAACCATCTAATCGAGCAGAGTCATAAGCCTGACCTGTCGTTGATAGCGGCGTATATCCAAGCGCCGTAGTAATGTTAGAGGTTGTGATAGCTTGCCACGTTCCGTCGGCTCGCAGATAAGTCGAAGTTGATCCCGTCGGGGCTGATATGGTGTAACTGTTGTATCGGAAAGAACCGGAAACTAAATTTAAGGCATAACCATTTTCATCGCATACACGAACTTCAGTGCCACCAGTTCCATTTGCAAATTTGCCGCCTGCGTGAATTGCCCCAGATTTATAACCAATATAACCGGAAGCATTAGAAGAGGGGCCAGAAACTATTCCATTTACCCCAAATGACAACACAGAACTATAAAAACCGACGGTTGCAGTTAAAGATCCTAAAAGCGTATCGTTTACTATTAAACCAGTTCCAAAATTCCCTCCGCTGGCGACCGGAAGTTGTATATACATTCCATCCGCATAACCGCCTATGGTTCTTGGGCTTAATTGCATCACATAATCAGCGCTTGCTCCGGTGCCCCCTAAATACCCGAGAAGCTGATTTGATGAGTTATACACAGCAACTTTATTAGCTGCTGTTTTATTGATCTCTATTCGCTGCGCCCCACTTACACCAGTAACAAGCTCGCCGCGCAAATAAGCCGAATTCGCGTAAAGCGAACCAGAGGTCTTATCTAAGTACCATCCCGCCGTTCCAAAGTCTGCCGCAGTCGGCGGAATAGGTCCGTTATAGTTATCGGACAATATAGATTGGAATACGTTAAAAGCTACTGGAGTATCCCATGTCGTTATGTTTGTAGTCGGCACATAAGTGCCATAAGAAGCCCAGATCGTTTGACCGATAGTGATCGTGGGCATTGTTGTTGTCCAACCCGCCGGCACACTAGTTGGCCCGGTTGTCGGAGAAGGCGTAGCTGGATAACCGAGTGTCTGGCTTTGCTGTAAAAAAACAATACGCTGAGCATTAGGCTCAGTACCTGTTGGGCCTGTACTTCCCGTTGGGCCAGAGGTTCCTGTTGGACCTGTAGGCCCAGCCACTCCGGTAGGAGACCAAACCAAAGCGGCACTCACCGCAGACAAGGTTGATTTAGCGGAATCGTTTTCAACCGAAAAGGCAAAATACCAAGTGCCAGCGGCAAGTTGTATATTTTGGAACTTAAAAGTAGAAGAGTTTGTAAAAGTCGCTCCGTCAGAAAGAATGGCATTACCCCATGTTTTCCAATCTGTAGCGGATGGGGTTGCCGACGATGTATAAAAAAGCGTAATCGTTGTAACCCTACCAACTGATGGCATCGTGCAAGTTGCCGAAAAAGTCGGAGGAGCAACTGAGGGAGCTAAATCACCGATAACTGGAGCGTTAAGGCTTGAAAAATAATTTGGGGATGGCAATGAAGAATTCGGAGCGGCTGTAAAAGCCGTGATGCTTGCATCGTCATAAACGACAGCGTTATATTCTGAAAGCTCAAGCGTCGCGCCAAGATTGCCATCATCAACTGTCGCCTCTGAAACTTTCATGACGCGGAACAGTTTGTTCGTCCAGCCATAGTCGGCATTGGTGATGTCCACAACATCACCCGCGTCCACCTGAATGCCAGGATAGGTAGAAGTAATCGTAACAATCAGATCTTCACGCGCTTGCTCTAGCCTTCTGTTTCCAAGATATTGGGCTTGCACAGAGTCATTCGTAAACTCTAGCGTTGTTGTCTGCCTGTTAGCTGGTTCGTTGGGATACAGAAGTCCAGCTGGTGTTTCCATGTAAACAAGATCAGGCTGATCTCGGTTTAGCTTCGATGGAAACTCAATCTGAATCTGATTGATCTGTTGATTTATATCGACAGCAGAAACCCTGATTTCACCAATAAGATTTGTATCATTGAATGAAAACGAAGAAGTCTCTGCTTTATTGATGACAACCGACCAAAGCCCTGATGCCGCGTTGTATGCCATCCAAGAGTCGCAGCATTCAAGCATCTTTTCAACGTTATCCAGAACGGGCTTACCCGTATCTATAACGCCGTTAATCCTGTATCGAGCCTGTGTCGCAGATCCGCCTCCTGCTGGCGTGTAAGTAATCGTCTGATCGGAGTAAGTATTAAGAGCTGTAGCGCTTGCAGAATCCACCAAACCCGTCATGCCAGCGCCGTATCGAGCGTCGGTCATGTAGTCGTACCAAACGTCTCCAGGCTTCGCTACAGTGCCGCCTTTTGGATAATGCTTGCAATAAAAGGTTATTGGAAGAAGCCCAGTCGTTCCAGAATCTGAGTTGTAGTTAAGTTTGACAATCGCAAACGCCAATCCGTTCATCTGCCGGCCAGATGAGGGCCAGCGCAAAGCGGCGGGAATGTCTGCGCCGCCCATCGTGACATTGGGAGCGGTTCCGTTGACTGCGGTTATAACGCCAGCATTTGTAGACGTATAAAGACTGATATAAAGATTGCCGCTTATCTTTGTGTCTATGTTGCCATCACCATCTGTAAGCGAAACCACTTTTGTCAGGTCTGTTCCGTCAAAAGTAACAAGACGGTCGCCGTAGTAAAACTTAGTGCGGTCAAATGAGAACGTTGCGGATGCGTCTGACGATATGGAAGAAATCGCCAGAACGTAATACATTGTTTTTTGATCGGTAGAAAGCACCGCATCAACAAAAGTACCGCCTAGCCATGCGTCGCCATACACCACGGGAATTGAATTGTTGCTAGCGGGAGGAACCTGTTGTCTCGCTCCAGTGTCTTGCGATTGCGGAGGCTTAGATCCGAAAGCTCTCGTGACAACATAAGAAACCGCAAAATTAATAGCAAACGTTGCAGCCGCCAAAGGAATGCCCGTTAGCGTGACACCGATAGCCTGAAGAATGATTGATGCTGGCATGATCTACTCTCGAAAGAACGTCGCTTGCATGGGCTTAAAGTTGTATCGTGTGTAATCAATGTTTGGTGAGTTGGGCATTAGACTTGTGCAAACAATCTGAACTCGTTTTTGCTCTAACATGTCTTGCGCGAGCTTGTTAAACCGCAACCACAACTTTCCGCCAACAGATGTGTCTCTAAATTCTGGAACCACCCACCACGCTACCTCGTGAAGTTCCTTAACCGCGTTGTTCCAAAAGTTTCTTGTTACATAAGCCGCCAAGAACCCTCGAAACTGATCGTCAATAAGCACGAAACCTCGACCCTTTATCATTTCGTAGAACAGTGCTTTAACATGCTCTTCGTTTTGGTTTTGCTTTAGTGTTTCTATTCCTGCTTCATCTGCGTAAGCCTTCATCATGTCGATAAGATGAGGCATATCGTATTTTGTGGCGTATCTCATAAACCTCCGCCCGTAGTATCCACTTCTACTTGCCCCGGAGAAACGGTATCGGGATCAGACTGAGAACCCGTCTTTGGCGGCGCTCCAAAGTCAAAGTATTGACCAGAGATTGCAGCCACTCGGCTCATACTCGCATCTGAAGCGTAGCGTTGCTGCCATGTCGTGAGATTCGTTTTTATTCCCGCAATCCTGTTTTCCAAAATAGATCGGAAAGAAGTGCAAGAGACCGACGCGGTAGCAGTGCGGCTGCGGATGTTGTCGTTCCAATCTTCAGTGATTGAAATATTAGAAACGATTCCTTGATAGCGCTTGAAAAATTGCGTGGATGGGCTCGTGATGATCTGATAATTAGAGTCAAAAAAGCCTCGCCAAATCTCTACAGTCGAGCCTTTGATATTGGTTCCCAAGACTAGCGAAATGTTTGTCGGGTCGATCCCTATCAGCCCGATTACCATGTCAATCGAAGTTGCCTTGATTTCTCGATTGACTGCGCCAACGGAAAGAAGGCTTCCCAATCCTGAGAAAGTATTGCCGCCAACCGTAATCGCAGCGGCAGCATTACAGAATGTGTAGGTTGTTGTTGAAGTTGTTAGCTTGACGAATTCACCGTGGGTAATGCTTGCGCTAGAAAGCGCTGTCATTGGAGTACTCACTGCACGTTCTCCCTAAAGACAAAATCAGCATCCCAATCGACAAATGCGCCGTTGGTCATGGGCCTTAGAGTGTAAGTTGGACAAACCTCAGCAACGACAGAAAACGTACAAGCAGACCCTACAGCGGTTAGCGTACCGACAGAAGGTGTACCAATCACCGGTCGATGCAAAGTAACGTTAACGGTCGATCCTGAGCCTCTCAAGACCTGTGTAGTGACTTTGTAGGGATAGCTTCCTAGCTGGATAAAGTCGCCAGCCTTAAACACGATAACAGTGCTCGCTACCGCAGGAAGATTGCCGACAGAAATTGTTGTCGCGTTTGCAGCCGGAACAGACGCAAGCGTTAACGCCGCAGCTTGTCCGCTCGTGAGCTCGCCTTGGTAAGCGGTGAACCACTGAAGGTTCGTTGAGCTGAACGTTATTGTCGCAGCCGTTTGCCTGTCGAGGTTATCAATCGTCTGTATTACATCGCGAACCTGGGGATAGTAAAGAAAAGCATGAGGCTTAACCGTGAAAACCCAAGGAACGGAAGTAACGTACATTGCCGTTCTAACTTGCCCCGATCTTGAATATTGCTGGCCGACCATGCGCCGGTTGTTGACCGTGATGGTTTGGCTAATGTCTAAAATGGTTTGGAAGCTCATGCTCTGCCTCGCGGTGAGAGCGATTTCTGAGCGTAGGAATTAGCCGCCCACACCGCTCGATTGCTGCCCATGATTCTTTCCTCGAAAGACTTAACGTCAATCGCTTGTATGTTGTAGTTGTTGACTGTGGATGTTCCACTCATCGCGTAAGACGGTACAACTTGACCGGCCATACTCGGAACAAATAGCTCCGGCCCTCTTTCCCCCACAAGATACGGAGCGCCAGAGTTAACCGGACCGCCTCCAGCTCGTTTACCAAAGATGCTGCCAAGCACAGGCACGTTAGACATAAAATTCTCAAACAATGAGGGAGCACCCTTCATGCTTGGGCTAAAAATTGCATCTAAAAATTTATCTAAAGATCGAGAAGCTAGCTTTTGCAGTAAGGAGGAAAGAGCAGACTTAAATGCTTGCGCGGCAGATTTGCCAGACATAAAAGCCTCGACAATCGTTGTACCAATAGATTTGAAACCATCTCTAATATCTTCCAAAACATCTAATTGATCGTCTGCTGCCTTTTTTGTTAAATCCATTGCGTCTAGTTCTTTTTGAGCGGCTATTTCCGCTTGCGCGGAAGCATCTAGCAAAAGCCACTTACCCTCCATTTCGATTTCTTGCTGTTTTTTTGCTAAGGCAATTTGATCTTCATAATTTTTTATAACTTGCTCTTGGGCAAACCTTCTTAAGTCGCTTTGCGCTCTAATTTCTTCGTTTGCTTCTTGCGTTTGCCTTCTTAAATCCTCTTGTAACTCCGCCTCTTCCCTTCGCAGCTTGATGATTTCTTCCATTTTGGCAAGACCTGCCGCGCCACCTTGTTTTGCAGCCTCAAAGCGCAAAGCGGCATCTTCACCTTCTTTTAGTTTTCTAATTTGCGAATCAAGGCTTTCTAGATAAGAAGTAACTGGGTTTACGCCAGTGCTCTTGACTGGCTTTACCCTTGTCCCAGACTGTCTGCCGCCCTGCGTAACACCAACCACCGGAGCGGGAACAGCGGGTTCCTCTTCGCCAAAGCCAAGAAACTTTTTAACGCCCATGTACGCGTCACGCGCTTTACCCATCAGCGTAAGAAAGCCAATCTTCGCTTTCTCGGTCATCTGGTCGATAGCGTCGCCAATCTCACCGATAGCCAATACACCTTTTTTTGCTTCGCCTGAAAACTTGTCAGCATTTCTTGAGAGTTGGTCGATCTTGGAAATATCAAGATTGCCAAACTGTTTTCCGAAAAGCTGAACCTGTAATCGAGCCCGTTCCGCGCCGGCGCTCATACCGGAAAGAACCGACGTTAGGTCTCGGAAGATGTCGATCTCGGGTCTTAACATGCCGCCAGCGTCGGCAATACTTACGCCTAATTCTTTGAACAGATCAGCCTGTTCTTTTTGACCATCAGCGGCAGCACCAAGCGTTACCGAGAAGCGATCCCACATCTGGGCAGCGTTATCGGCTTCTTTCCCCGATTGCACCATCGCGCTTTGCAGGGCTAAGACTTCCTCAATCGCGAGTCCCGAACCCTCAGCAAAGTCGTTAACCGCGTCTGCGGCTTTGAAGAAAGAAGTGGCAAATGTTCCAGCGGCAGCGGCAGCTAATAGCATCGGGCTTCGTAGAGCGCCCATCGCAGTGCCAAGCAGATTGACACTGACTTGCATTTCTCGGGTTTTGGCTTTAGCCCTGTCAATCTCTTGAACGAACTTTGCGCTCTCAAGACCTAGTGCAACTTGTAGGGCTGCGATTAGCTTACCGGCCATTGTTTCCCCCTAAGATGTCTAAAAACTCTGACTTGAACCCCGGCAGACTTGTGAACGCCAGGAAGTCTCGCTCTTGTCTTGTCATGTAATTTGGAGGTATGAAATATTCCTCCAGATGCGGGAAAAACTCTCGACTCTTGATTGGGCTTTTAGCTAGCGCGTTATAAACAATCGCCATCAGATGCGAGATCAACATCAAGTTTTGTCTCGCGCCAATCATGCCATCGCGGTACATCAATTCTAACTCTCGGGTGGTCACTACATCAAGGCTTTCTATGACCTCGGGAGACTGACCGTTAAAGATCATCGCCGCCCGAATTTGCCGATATAGTGACCGCTTCAGTTTTTTTCGACTTCCTTGTAGTCTGGGTTTACTGCCTTTTCGATTAGCTCGGTTAGATGCTTAATCTGCGCCGGCGAAAAGGCTTCAGAAATATCCTCGTACGACAGCGCGAAGAGCTCTTGCCCTTCCTCGAAACCGACTAAGTTAATTAGCGCAATCTCGCGCATGATCTCTTGGGCTTTGAACCGCGAGGCTTCCTTAAGGCTTCGACCCTCGACCACAATATCATCGTCTTTACGATCAACCTCTACAGATTTATTGATCTTGTAGAGTTTCTCAAACGTATCAACTAGCTTTGAGTATTCCTGTTCTAACAGAGCATCAGGAGGGTTTTTGATTTTGCCCTCAAGCTCAAGCATTTCTTTCCTGGTGGGGAGATAGACCTTCAGCGCATGACCAGCAAAATCAATATCTGCGTATTTCTGTCTTTGGAACGAAGAACCAAACTTGTCTTGTAATCTCATTTTCTAACCTTTGCTCGTTGTTTTGCCGCCCAGAGATCCATGTGAGCGCTCATGAGAGACGCTAACCGATCAAGAGCGGAGCTTGCCATTGATTGAAAACTGTTTCGGATGAACGGCCTAGCAGGAACCTCTGCCGTACCGAATTCTATAGCCTCTGCTGCTGGCCTGTACTCACCTTTAGCATCTTTATAACCAACACCAACGTCGACAAACCCGAAAGCAACTGTGTCGCGGGTAAGGTACTTTTTCTTTTTGTCTTTGCCTGTTGCAACCTTTGCGCCGTTGCGAACTTTGAGTTGCAGCTTTCCAGTATCGACAGGAACTCTTGCCCGGATCGCCGCCTTGACAGGCTCCATCGCAGACTTAAGACCGGGAAGTAAAGATCGCCTAGCTTTGGTCGTGCCGAACTCTTCAGCTAATTCTAAAAGCGAATCCTCAAACTCTCGGAAGCCCTTAACCTCAATCTTTCCCATTGGTCACGATCTTTTTGAAGATTAGATCGTTAAGACGAATCACATAATTTACAACTTCGTCTGGTGTCATATCTGGCGCATGGTTTTCTGCGATCTTATGGCAGAGAGTGATGTTGATGAGCCTTTGTTGAGGATACCCAAACCAGTTTTTGGAACCGGTTTGGGCTTGCGTGACTAAGTAAGCCAGCAAATCATCACTCGCTCTTTGCATGGGCTCTCAACACTGAAAGACAGACTGCTTCGGCCCCGCCGGGGCTGGCTTCCTGTAGGGCGGCATCCACCTCTTGAAGGGTAAAGGGATGCCCTTTTGCCATAGCGTGTAAATCGCCATGAAAGCTAGCCATCAAAGCTACAAGATCATCAAGTGTTGTTTTGCCATCCATATTGGTTTCCTCGCGGGTGAATCGTGAAAGTAACCTGAGCTTCTGCGCCTGGAGCGGGGTCAATTGTCCATTGACTTACGCGTCCATTGAAAGAAAAATAAACAGTGTTAGTACCGTCTGTCGCGGCAATAACAAAAGTTCTATCTATGGTTCCGTTATACGCGTCAGCGCGAAGCAAAAGAAGATTTGTGCTTGCTGGATTCCATGCGGCCACAACCGTCATGGAAGTTGGCGCAGACTGTACCGGAATCTTGTCAGACTGACGCGAGCCAGCAACCGAAAAGTTAGCAACCGCATCGTCTTGACCAAACGCGGGAATCGCCTCAACCGGAACAAGATTTCCAGCTATTGCAATTGCAGAAACATTTGCATATGTAGAAAGTTCTGCGGTGGTTAAAGGAGTTGGAGTAGCCCCCGGCTGGCAGTATAAAGAGGCTGAAAAGCCGGGTAAAACTTTGTTGGGAAGAGCCATTTTTCACCTCACGAAGGAATGTCTAAAGTCGAGTCTAAAACAATTTGATGTAATTTTGAATCGTTGTCGTATGTATGGAAGAGCCAGTCAACGTCTATTTTTGCCACAAAAAATAAGCCGCCAAATGTTCCCTGATAGCCGTGGAGCGCGTCGACAATCTGCTGAGCTTTCGAGTAACAGTTCGCCATTTGCTGAGCAAAAACTGTCGCTTGAAAGACAGGTCTATCTATACCCTTAACCGACTGCGGTCCTGTATAAACCGGCTGATGAACATCCCTTAGCTGCCAAGTAACAAACGTCGGCTCGGTTGCAAAGTTGCGGTTAAACACAGCATAAACCGGAGTCGGTGTACAAACCGAAGTTAGCTGCGCCTGTATCGCTTGGGCATAGGTAACGGCTGAATTCTGGCCCATCAGACTGCAACCGTTGGTTCGTTACGGTAACAAGTAAACGTTACCCACTGCCTATCGTCATGCTCGTAAACCTCAGCGATCCGCCAAGACTTTTCTCGAAAGGAAATGCTGTAAGCCTCTTGAGCGTCCGAGATCGTACGCATATTTGGCGTGTAGTTCACCGTAAACTCAATCATGTTGTCGTACTGCCGAAACTTCTCAAGCGTCCGAATGCGGTTATGCACAGACTTGGTTTTTGCTCGCGTCTGAAACCATGCGGTCTCTGTCGTTGTTTGCTCGCCAAGATTGGTAAGCCCAAACGTCAGATTGTTGATGGTGATCTGATCGACGCGTAAAACCATCACATCACCAAAGTCTTGTATGGTCGCAATAACTGATCAATCGCCCAGGGAAGCTGATACTGCTTAGCCTCAGAGATTGCCGACCGGTTATTGTAGAAATGCGTGAGAAGCATGAGACCCGCTTGCTTAACCACGGGATACTGGCCGATAACACTGCCTTGCAAAGTGTACTGGCAAAGCATTGGGGCGGTCATGTAGGTGTTAACGTTATTAGGAACCTCAAAAAGAACTAACTTGTTTCCCGTCGGGTCGTAGTAATACTGACTGCTTGCAATCGTCGTGAGAACGGGAGGGTTCAAGTCGTTGTAGTACTTGACCCAGTTGATCGTCACGCCGTTCTGCGAGACCTCGGGAAGATCCAGCGAAACCGGAGCTGCCATCAAACCCGAAATTAGATACGAAGCCTGATACGTCACGTTGAAGATTGGTACACCTAAATAATCCTCAATTGCCATTCGCGCTGCCAGCTCAAGCTGCGATAAAAACTCGTCTTGCGACTCATCCGCAAACAAATTGAGCTGATTGGTGATTTCGTCGAGCGTAAGCCATTGCGTAACCGGATCGCGGTTACTCTGAATGACCTTCGAGTAGTTGAACGGGTTTCTAGAACCCGCTCCGAAATTACCTTGTAGCTGACTTGGCATGTTAGGTTCCGATCAAACGAACGCCAGCGGTTACATCACGCACAGTCGAAACTAAACGCTTCTCCGCGTAGATCGTGATTGTCCCAGGCTGCGTCTGCTCCATGCGTTGTAGCGTCATCTCCGAGTGGTCAACGATCCACATAAACCGAGGCCAGTTAGCTAGGTAAATGGGAGAAGCGCCGACAGCGGGAGCATCCAAGTAGGGATTGGCAATAACCGGCCAGCCCATGATGTTTACACCCGGGCCTTCGCCTTCCTCGCCAACTTCAACAAGCGCATAAGAATTGCCGCCATGCGTGTATTTCCTGAGCGTCTGGATCGCCGTGGGGTGCATCATCCACGCCGTTCCTGGCATCTTCCAAAACTGCCCCGGAAGAGCGTTAGCAACGTCCACAAGGCTTTCCCATTCAATCCCGCCAGCATGAGCATAGCCGACAGTATTAAGCGTGTGAATGCCGTTAGTAATGGCCGTTCCTGAGCTGCCGTAAGCCGCCGTAGAACCCGCCGTTCCTGCGTACATCTTAAGACCGCGCAGACCGTTAGTTGCGCCTGTGCTTGTGGTAGTCGATCCTGCCTGATCGTCATTGATTGCCATTGATGCGGCTTCGATCTGGCTAAATTCCATTGCAAGATCTTCGGCTAAAGCTGCATCTAAACCATTAATATCATCCATTGCCGCTGCGCGAATAGGCATCTGAGCGCTAATTACGCGCATCGGAAGCTGCCAAATGCTCGTAGCGATATTGGGCGATCCGCTGTTAGCATTTACTGTGTAGCCCCAAGGGTTTGTGCTGTTTGCAGCATTACCCGTCTTAACCGTGAACTGAATATCAGAATCTGCGGTCATCGTCTGGTTAGCGTAAACCCGGAAAGGGTTCCAATAGCGCAGACTTGCAAATACATCTTCGTTATAGACGCGGCCACCAACGCCGGAGCCCGAGCCCGTGAGGGCCGAGGCTTCAGCGAGGTTTACCTTGGCTTTGCCCTCGTGGAGAGCCTGCTTAAGCCCTTCTAAAATAACTTGTCTCATAGTCTCTCCATAGAGGGAGAGGGCTTTCGCCCTCTTAAATTAAGCCGCAGTGCCAGTGGAACGGTAACGTACACCAGCGTTAGGATCGCGCACAGATGTAGCTGCGCGAGTCTCGCCGTAGAACGTGATGCTTCCAGGCAAAGTCTGGTCGTAGCGACGCAGAACCATGCTCAGACGCATAACGATGGTGTGGAACTGCTGGAAGTCGGCAAAGTACATTGGGTAATAAGACGTTGTACCTGCCGCGCCGGTTGTAGGCTGAGAAGGATTGTCAACGTACTTGTTAACCACAACGTCAAAGCCAAGCAACTTGCCAACGATGCCATCGTCACGGCTTAGACCGTCGATGTAGATCGGACGCTTCTGATCGTCAACCAAACCACGGATGCCCTGCAACAAGATTGGGTTAATCATGAAGCGAGCTGTCGGGGTCCAGTATTGCTGTGGCAAGCTGTAGATGAAATTCACAACGTCTTTGTAGACGATGTTATTTGCACCGACAGTGTTTGCGTTGGTCGTCAACTGATCATAGGTTGCAAGGCTATGCAGACCGTTCGTGGTTGCGGTTCCCGAGGTTCCAAAAGAAGCCGTGGAAACTGTGCCGCCCGCATAGGTTGCATTTGCGCCAGCATACTGATCCAAGCCGCGCAGACCATCAGCGCCACCAGTGGATACCGAGGTTCCGGTTCCCGACTGATCGTTGTTCTGGATCATCGAGGTTGCCATTGCCTGTTGAAATTCCATCAGCATGTCGTCAACAACGTTGGGCTCAAGACCATCAATATCGTCAAGCGCAGCGGTTCTGATTGGGAACTGTGCGTTCAAGTCTTTGAGGATCACCTGCCAAATCGACGTTGCTTCAGTCGTGGATGCGCCGTTATTTTGCACCGTATAGCCCCACTGAGCGCCAGCGTTGCCGGTCTTTACTCGGAACTGATAGGCTGAACCGTCAGTTGCAACGATGCGGGAAAGATCCATCATCGGATTGCCAAGACGCTTAGCAGCAAACACAGGATCGTAAGCGGTACGGCCACCAACGTCATAACCAGAACCGGTAAGCGCAGATGCTTCTTTGATATACCCGTCGAACTGATCGACCGATTCAAAGATCTTTACTTCGCGCTCCACCTGATTACCACCCTTCATGTACTCTTTGAGCACATCACGGAAGCGACGGTTTGCCTCACCACGAATAGTCTTGTGGATCGGGCGAATGATGGAAGGAGCGGCAATCTTTGCCTCAAGAGCAGCAAGTTTTTGCTCGGTTTCTGCTTTGACTGCCTGAACAGCTTCTGTAACTTGAGTCTTTACAGCCTCAGCGGTTTCAGCAAGTTTTGCAGCGTTAGATGCTTCGATTGCATCTAGTTTTTCAATGACTTTTTCAAGCATGATAGTTCCTTTATCGGGTTGCGATTGCCTTTAGCAGCTCACGGTATTGGAGCGCTTCCAGCAGTTTCACCGCTGCGTCCGACTCACTCGGATTAGCGGGTTGAGAAGTTGTCACGGCAGCATCACGCTGTTCTATGATCGACTTCAACAAGCCGGATGCAGCGGCTGCATCCTTTCGAGAAAGCCCAGCGTCACGCAGTGCTTTTTCAATCGTTCTGGGGTTTGGTTTATCCCCCATCCAATATTCAAGTCTTGAGATCTCGGCTTTAGGATTGTTGGGGTTCATCACAATCGAAACCTCAGCCAATCCGCCTTTCATGATCTGAAAGAAGCTATCAGGATCATCTGTAGGCTCGCCGTTCTCATCAACCATCTGATATTCGTCAGCGTACGCACCAACAGAAACACCACCGACCATGCGCGGCGATTCTTTCATGATGGTGTACAGATCTGACCCTGCCGTGGTATTCAGGAAAAGTTTCCCGGTTCCGGTCATGCCTTCGTCCGTAATGTCGAACTTTGACCATTCGCCCACGGGCATCATGTCGCTGGAATGCTGAAAGTACATTGGCAGCGGTCTGCCAGCTTCCATCCAGCCTTCATGCCACATCTCAAAAGCTGCTGGCGTGTAGAAGAATCTGCGCCCGTCCGCGCCTTCTCTTGCGCCCCAGGTTGTCAGAGTCGCCTCGATCTCGCCGGTTGGTTCGCCGGTTGCCTCATCAGCCATACGGCCAAGCTCAACCTTTGCCTCGGTGAAGAATTGAATGTGCTTAGCCATGTATCGGTTCCTTTTCCTTCATTTTCCCATCTTCGGGTTTAGGCTTCGGCTTTCTCTTGTCAGCCTGTTCCTTTAACCGCTTCAAAACATCTTTAAGCATTTCCAGCTCGTCCGGTCTTGCCTATGACCTTAAGATTTCCGCCACCGCCAGTATCCTGCGGCGAAGAGCCGGGAATAGGCTTATCAACGCCACCGGCAGCAAGCAGAGAATCACCATCGTCCACGCTGTCAAGCCCAAGATACTCTCTAGCTTCGTTGGGCGTGAGAATTCCGTTTTTGACTCCGGCCACAACATAGTTCATCTGGTCCAGTGGAGCACCCTTTAGGAAATCCTGCGTCTGGAACTGCACATAAAGATTTGGATAGCCACCAAGAAGGCTCGTCTTTAGCTTCTGCTCAATGTTCGTGATGAACGGCATCATGGTCGACTTATAAAACTCGTCGAGCATGGTCTGCGTGTTGTTGTACTTAGACTCACCGACTCCGATCATCGCCGGCGGAACACCAAACAAGCCAGCAATCCGCGCCATCGTTTGTTTCTTAAGCTCTCGCGCATCTACGTCTTGCAAGGTCAAAGGCTTAATACTTTCGTACATCATACCTTGGTCTAATAGCATCGACTGCCCAGGCTTACTCAAGTCTGAGGGCTGGCTGTTAAGCATGTTCGTCCACGCTTCTTTTAGCCTAGCCGCGATCTCTTTGAACTTGGAATCAGGTATGACTTGCTCTGTGCGGAACAAGCCAGAAGGCTTTGCGCCGTTAAGCATGATGAAGTTACTGTACAAATCTATGTCTTGATCGAGCGAGATCAGCTCGACAGCCTGGAGACGGTTAAACGAAGAAGATCCCTGCCAGGGCTCGCTCTTAACGTGCATAACCTGGAAGTATTGCAGCGGTTCGTCTTTGTTAAACCCGTAACTTGAGCTTGTAAGCGTATAAAACGGGTAGCGAGTCTCGGAAATGCGCGGAACGATCAGCGTAGAGTCGAGTACGTAGACTTCAAGCGGAACCTGTTGCGGATCGGCTTCGTTCTTTCTCCAGAGTAATACGAAAGTTTCGCCGGCCAACTCATGCCACATCGTGAATTGATACCAGAACTCGTATTGACTTTGGAAGTTATTAGGCTGAGCAAGCAAGTTGAGAATCGACTTAGCGCGATTCTTTTCCCGCTCGGGAACCCCAGGTTCCGTTTGTGTATCGACCAAAGTACCGTCAGCTTGCCGAGACATGATCTTTACCGGCAGTTGTGCAAGCGCTCTAGCCTTAGTTGAGACGCAAGCCATGACTGTCGAGTTTCTAGCAAGCGTTGTAATATCTAATGAACGCCCAGCCTCATTGACAGCCGAGGTCGTTACATAGAGAAGCTGGTTAGATCCGTAGCCCTGCCCCTTGCCACGGAGCATGACGTTGTTACCCAAAACAGTGTTGCCGAACAACGAATTCGACTCATTTTGGGTTGGTTTCTTGCGGAATCTGTCGAATATGCCCATTTTTAGCCCTAAAACACCCTGAATCCGTATGATTCAGATGGCATCGGATTGTCTAAGCTACAGTGCATGGCGATTATGAGGGCAACGATCCCGTCGACCTTCGCATGGCGGTCAACTCCGGCCTTCTTGACCTTAATGTTGCCCTGCACATCCACAAACACTTCGCAGTTTCCCAATTGGTGGCCTAAAAACGGGTTGCCATCGTGTTTGATTTTATGGCCTAGAATAAGCCGTTCTACATGCTTGGAAGGGTTAGAAAGTACCGCCATCCCTTGCCCAACTTTTTTAACCGGCATTCCAGCTTCGTATAGTCGCGCAACCAGCGCAGCCGCATTATATGCGTCGTAGCCAACCTCACGAACGTCGTATTTCTGGCTTTGCCCCAGAATATACTCCGAAATCTCGCGGTCGTCCATAACATTGCCTTCGGTCAGATGCAAAATGCCCGAATTGATAGCCTGTCGAAAAATATCCTGGTAATGCGCTGGCAATAAATCAAATCCATCTTCGGGAAGAAAAAACTTCCACTCGGCTTCGTAATCATCCTCGGCATAACGCTTAAGCGTACAAACCGCATTTAGATCTCGCGTTGCTGCCAAGTCAAAACCAATAAATACGGCCTCGGGCTCACGGTCTGTAAGACCTACAGCTTCGTCCCAGTGTGACCGATCCACCCACGCGGTTTCGGCGGAAACGTAAACGTTTAATGTCTTGCAGAGAAACTCATTAAGCGCCGCCGGCTTTATCTTGGCTTCCTCACATCGAGAGGCAATCGCATCGTGCGAGACCGAGATATTGTGCATCGGATTGGCTTTGTGCCAGACCGTCGGGTCTCGCCAATCGTCGCCAGCATCCAACGAATAAAGAAGCCCAAACCATCGCGGATTATCAGGAACGTCTTGGTGAAGGATATGCTCCATGACCTGGAGATCTTCAAAGAACTTGGTGTCGCGTGTAAAAGAAGCCGTGGTTATATATAGCCTTAACGGATTCGCTCGCGCTACCATCCCAGAATGCAAGACCTCAATCGTATTCCTGTCGACGATCTGCGAAGCCTCGTCGATAATCGCGCAAGAAGGGTTGAGCCCGTCACCCGTACGCTTGGTATCCCGCGAGAGCGCTTTGAACACCGATTGAGAGTCGCCGTTCTTTACTATCGTGAACTTGCCGGGAATGAAGAGACCGGAGACCTCCCGCGGGAGGGTTTCGATAAATCCCTTAGCAGTCGTGAAAACAATGCTTGCCTGATCTCGATTAGTAGCGACTGTGTAAACCTCTGCGCCAGCATCGCCAAAGGCGAGCTCGTAAAGCGCGATCAGAGCGGTAAGCGTTGACTTTCCAGCCTTTCTCGGGATGTAAACGATTACATCTTGCACCATGCGCTTAGACCGATCCCGCTTAAGACGGAATCCATAGATCGCGCAGATAATGAGTATCTGGAAGGGCTCAAGGTTTACAGGCTGGCCTGCCCACTGACCCTTTACATGCCGGCAAAGACTTGTGAACTGTAGGAAGTGATTGACCGCGCCAGGATCAAAGACGTATTCCCACTCTTTGTTTTCTAAGTGATTAAGAAACCGCTGGCAGGCAAGACGGACGTTTCGGCAAGCGTTGATCTCGCCTTTCGCTACCGCCGCCGCGTAAGTAATGCCATCTTCTAATCTCATGTTCCGAATTTAGGACCGGACAGGAATTCGCCCATCTTGCTGCCATCCTCTAGTTTGTTTGCAGCTAGCCTTGAGCGAGGCGTGAGCCCCATTTCGTTCATCAGCTTGACTGCGTTTTCCATTGCTTTGTTAGCAAGGGATATGTAAGGGTTAGGCGCATGTGTCTTGCCTCCGTTAGTTTTTACCACTAGCGGATGCTTAGCCTGTTCTTTTCGAGCGTCAATATAAAGCTGCACTTGATCTGCAAGCATCATCAGCGTGTGGCGGTCCTGATCAGAGCCGATACCGTAGACGGTATATAAATAATCCGCGGTCTCGCGCACAAACCGTTCTCGGCTAAAAAGGGTTGGATCGTCCGCCCATTCTGCGAACGGTACGCGGATCTTGATTTTCTCTGGCAGCGGTACGCCAGTGTTCTCGCCTTTTGTGCCGTGTACCAAATGAACTTCAGGTGGATATTTCCTCTGCATTTTCGAGCCTCGCTTTCTGTCCGGTGAATTCTTCCCATCGCTTAACGATGACATCGCAATATTTTGGGTCTAGTTCCATAAGATAAGCAATACGGCCATTCTTTTCTGCGGCTATTAATGTCGTGCCAGAACCACCGAAACTGTCTAGCACTATATCGCCGCCCTTCGTGTTGTTAAGCATCTGGTACTCAAATAAAGCCACTGGCTTCATGGTTGGATGCTCGCCGTTGCGACTAGGCTTATCAAATTCAAGCACAGTCGTTTGCTTTCGATCAGAAGCCCATAAGTGAGCCGCTCCTTCTTTCCAACCGTAAAGACATGGTTCGTGCTTAGCGTGATAATCCCATCTTCCCATAACAAGAGATGATTTTTTCCAAATTAAAAGTTGTCTTTCTTGCCAACCGCTATCACGTAATGCAAGTCTAAAATTTAAACCTTCCTTATCAGAATGCCAAATATAAAAAACCGCCCCAGGCTTCATAACTGAATCGGCAGCCGTACAAGAGTCACGCAAGAATTGCCGAAACTGATCGTCAGCCATTTGGTCATTCATGATGCGCTTGCCGTTCTTACGATCAGGGTCGCCGTGATTACCTCCCTGCACCGCCACGTTATACGGAGGATCGGTAAGCCACATATCCACAAGCGCACCAGCAGTAAGCGTTGCCAAATGATCCATGCTCGTACTATCTCCGCACATAAGCCTATGCTTGCCTAGTATCCAAATATCCCCAGGCTTGGTAATAGGCTCCTCTGGAGTCTCAGGTACGGCATCCTCGTCTGTAAGCCCTTCGTTTACAACCTCCGGCCTTAGTGCGTCTCTTTCCTCTTCACCGAAACCAACTAGGTTTAGATCTACGCCCTCAAGCTCTAACTCCTCAAGCTCAAGGTTCAAGAGCTCCGAATCCCATCCTGCATTCAGCGCTAGTTTGTTGTCAGCAAGAATCAGCGCTTTCTTTTGAGTCTCGGAAAGATGGGTTAGTTCTATCACCGGAACTTCTTCCATCCCAAGTTTCCGAGCCGCAGCCAATCTTCCGTGGCCAGCAATTAAACCTTTCTCGCCATCAACCAAGATCGGGTTCGTCCAGCCAAACTCTTTTATTGACGCAGCGATCTGCGCGACCTGCTCGTCTGAATGCGTTCTTGCGTTTCTTGCGTAAGGGGTGAGATCCCCCACGCGAGTCATGACCACGCGGGGAATTCCCT